GAAATATAAATTTCCTTACATTTCACATTCATAGTCAGGGCATCTTCATTTGAGTTCATCTCCCAATAATTTTTTGAAGTAGCCGCCATACTGCCAGTGGAAACAAAATGCACCCTCACCAGACCGACACTCCCGGACTGCGCTACTGTCACCGCCCTCGTGACAAAGGGAAAAGTAATTTGNATTTCTTCTCCGGAGGCTAAAGTTGAACCGCTCACCCATGGTATCCCACTCACCTGATAAGAACCCACGGCGCCGATACCGGGACTATAATGTTTGAAAGCCATTTTTATTCTCCTAAACTAGTTTCTATAAATAGAATCCTCATTTTGTAACTCACTCTCTTTCCCCAAGATATTTTCGGATAGTTTTGCTCTCTTTCCGCTGTTCTCTCTCCAAGGCGCGTCGTGCCCTTTTTCTCTTTTCTCGTTTCTTAACAGAGGGGGGCACATATCTCATCTTGTCTCTATACTCTTCAACAACTCTTTCTTTTTTGCATTTTTTTATAAATCTTCTTATTAGTCTTTCAGCCGATTCATTCTTTCTTTGCGTCACACTAACATTTATTGCCATAATAAATCCCTATACTAGTTTTCCCCAGTTTTTCATACCGGGGAGAGCCGAAATATCAATACCTGCATCCTCCGGAGGTTGTCCGGATAATGGACTCTGTCTCGAAGTGTCTGGAGCTAAAGGTACGGTGTTTTCGAAAATATCTATGCCGCCGAACTTCTGACTTCCAATGGAGTCCAAAAGCCTTTTTCTTGCTTCAGTGTTCTTTTTATGAGCCACCTCTCTTCTTTCTTGTTCGAAAAGGGGCGTTTTTTTCTCTTCTTTTAGCACCTTTGCACCTGTTAAACCAATTGCTGTTTCTTGAACAATTTTGGAAAGCATTCCCTCTTCCAAAAGAACCTCTCGAATACAATCTTTGATCATAGGTTTTATGATTCTTTTTAATTCGCTAACTTTCATTTCAATCCTTTAAGATCTCATCTAAAAGAGAATTGATCTTTCCTTTTGATTCCTTGATGGGGCTGTTCTTTGCCTCGTGAAAGAGAAAAGCACCTGTTGTTGACGGTTCCTGAACAATGTCAAAACAAATAAGCTGAAAGTCGTCCTCGACTAAAGTTTGCCCATTGCTCTCTCGGACGGATCCCATACCACGGGAAGAAATGCCAATCTTCACTCCCCCTTCGATCAACGCACGAAGGGTTTGACCAGCGGGAGTATTCAATACTTGCAATTTTCCCTTAACACTGTTACCATCCCACCAACAATCTGTAAACTTATGAGAAACATTTCGTAAATTTACAACTGAATCATCGGGATGATCCAATTCTCCAACCGCTCTGCCTTCTCGAATAGTTTGAATATATTTTTCCACCTCTCTCTCGAGAATAGCTTTTGAATAAACCCTTCCATTGCCATTTAGAGTATCTGCGGCTTGAACAACCCCGGACAAAAACAATGCGTTTTCCTCCTTAATCATTCTTTTTTCTTGCTCGGTGAGCAGATCTTCACACACCCCATTGGGACACAGTTCAAAAAACTCTCTTAAAACTATTTTGGACATCTTTTTTTCCTCTGCGCTGGCGTCACCAGCACGATCTAACACCCGGTTTTGCATCGTCTAACGGGCTGCAGCTTCCACTTTTGATTCCACATTTTGTTACCTCCTCTCAATTTTAATACCATTGTCATCAAATATGTTGCATAAGATATAAGAAGTACCAGAACTCAAGCACCCCAAGCAAAAGCAATTAATCGCACTAACATCAAAATTAAATAGTGTGCAAAATGGATTAATCAAACATAAAAATACACCAACCCAGAATCCAATACACATGGGACAATGAAAAAATTTATAATCTGGTCGGATTTTATTAAAAATGGAGCTGAATACCAGAATTTGCGTCATTCCATACGCAATGAGAATAAAATAAATTAAACTCACCCGTCCTCCCGATCTATGGACTCATAAACATAGGGACGATATCCGTAACCATATCCATAATATTTGCCCGGGGGCAGTGAGCCTTGGCGAGCATGTTGGGGAACCTCCCCAAGCTCCGTCGAATGTTCAGCATCTGGATGGAGGAGGGAATCGTTATAATCGTCTTCAATGTCGTCGATCACTTTAAAATAAGGCTCTTCTTTTTTTAAAAAGTTATAAATTTCCAACATGCAAACACTAACATTATCCATAGTCTCTTCTTTTGGTGTTAAAAGTATTCCCAATAAAGAATTAGCAACATTTCCCGAACGGATACTTGCACGATCCATTACACCCTTAGCCACTAAAAATTTAAGGAAGCGATCCTGCGAATCATAAGCCTCCGTTCCAAAGTCTTCTTTTGGGAAAGTTATAACTTTGTTAGCTTTTTTATTGATGACAATATCTATTTCTGGGTGGTTATCAAAAAGATAGTTACCATCGAGCATCTTATAGCCCTCAAGGGTAATCTCCGCATGATATCCCGGATCATTTAACTTAAATTTAAATTTCATCTTTTTTGATCTCGCTTATAAGCTCTTGAACTTTTAAAATTTGCAAAATCATATTCTTGTCAATGTTTTTATCTTTATTAGTAGCGAGGGATTCACGAACAAGAGTTAATTTCTTTTTTGTCTCTTCACACTCTTCAGCCTTGGCAGCGTTCTGAAGCTGTTGAGTTAGGCGTGATAATTCTTCTTCAAGATATAATCGCAGTCCGGCTTTATTGTCCGCAAAAGAAAAAAGATAATTCTTTATTAAATTTTGTTGTTCTTGAAGAAGAGTATCTGCATATTTTTCGTTAAATTTCTGTAGGAAAATATTAAATGAAAGATTGTCAACCGCCTTCATTTCTGTTTCTTCTTTATTTTGGGCGATCATAGCTTTAATAATATTATTTTCCAAAAGAACTTTATTTTTTACAGAAACATCAGTATTAAAAATTTGAGAGATAGTTGCCAAGTTTTTATAATTGGGAAGAAAGTGGCTAAATGCTTCTTTTCCAAGATTTTTGTTGATGTAGTTAATGAGCGAAGTTTGCTCATTAAATAGCCCTTTTTTATTAATCTCGGAATATCTCTTATGCTTAGATTCTACCAAAAGCTTCTCAGCATTGCGAGGAGAGGCACCTTGCGTTTCATAAATAGCTCTATAAGAATCTAAATCTTTTTGAAGGTTCGTGCCTTTTTTAAAAAAATTAACTAAGATTCCCTCTACGAGTTTTTTTCTCTCGGATTTCTTATGGACAATTGCCAAAGTGAGTTCCTTGATCAATGACTCATAAAGAAAAGCGGTATTTCTTTTCTTATTGTGCTTGAGATTACTTGTTTTCATCTTTTTTCTCCAACTGTGAAATTATTCTATAAACTTCATCATTTGTATTTAAAATTTTAATTTCTTCTTTTGAATAACTAGATTGTAAATTTTCATAAATACCTTTACCACTTCTCCGAAGTGCAGCTAGATCAGGATATAAATTTTCTCTGGAAGAGCTTGCCAAACGATCGGAGTATTGCTTTTTCATGGATTTCTTTTTGGGCGCCAAATGTTTTCGCTTATCGTCGGCGACCCGAGTATATTCCTTTCCCTTGGCACCTTTGGTCAAATAGGGGCCATCATCTCGCTTGCCGGGGGCTGCCAATAGCATTTCTTCATCTCCGCCTTCTCCTTCTTCTGCGCCTAGTTCCAGTTCCTCTTCTCCGCCAAGTCCAAGCTCCTCTTCCCCGCCAAGACCCAGTTCTTCATCGGCGCCAAGGTCTAGACCTGCTTCTGCTCCACCTGCGCCCAAGCCTTCTCCACCGGTGGTTGCCTCTTCGGCTGCCTTTTCTAGATCTGCTGTAAAGATTTTATCAAAATACATCTCTCTTTGATTTCGAAGTGCATCAGCTTCCGACAGATTAAAGATTTTTTCACTAATCCATCGTTTGCTAAAGAATCCTTCTGTGGCTGCTGCGGCAATATCAAACTTGGTTCTCCAATATTCTAATTCTTGAAGCTCTGCAATTCTTGAAGGGTTATTAAGGCGCAATTTGAAAGAAATAAGATCTTTATTTTTAAAACCAAGTGTATAAAGGTGAATGATCCCGATCTTTTCTAATTCAGAAACAATAGATCGTTGGAGTCTCTGAATTGTTCTGGCAAATCGGATATCCTTTTGGGAGAGGGCAGTTTTGTCTTCGGCTTCTTCGCCTGCTACCAAATAAGCAGCGGGAACTTTAAGAGCAGCAAAAAGTTTTTCACGCAGATATTTCACATCGTCGATGTCGCCCGTATATGCTCCCCCTGCAAGAGAAGTAATATCGGAACCGACCCCATTTCGCACGGGAAGAAAATAATCTTCTTCCACACTAAGCGGGTTATAGCGCAAATCCACGCGTCCCGTGTCCGGATCAATGACTTGGTTTCTCTTCATTTGGGTCATGACACGCTGAACGTACTGCTCTACGTCTTGCGGAGGAATATTGCCCACTTCAATCTTAAAAATTCTTCTTTCAGGTGAGCGCACAATACGATAAGCCATCATAGCATCTTCAATCAGGGTCAACTGGCGGAATATACGTCTCGCGCCTTCCAATACTGAAGTACCATAGGGAGAATACTTATCATTTCCCAAAATGCGGAAATGAGCCATTTGCCAATTCTCAAAAGTGAGGCCGCCAGAGTTCCATTGAAACTGAATATAATTGGGATTGCTAGGATCTAGCCCTTCCATCCTTTCAATTTCTTGTGGAGGAAGCCCGATTGCGTTTACAATGCCTTTTCCTTCCTCTAGCTCCAGATAGAGAAAGAAATCCCCCTGTTTGCACATAGTCCGACACCACCCAAATAAATTAAAGTCAACATTTAAAATATTTTGATACAAATCTTCTAAAATTTGTTTAATTTCAAAATTTTTGCAATCAATCCGCAACAATTCATTAATGAAAGTTGAAGTGGTCATCTCATCGGCATAGATATCAAGGGCAGAAGATATTTCGGGCATAAATTCCATTTGATCAAAGTCGGCATATCTCTCTGCTCTGCCTTGAGCAGCAACATAGTTATATGTAAGGTTGGAAAAAGGATCATAAACCGATTTTTTAAACTGTTGACCCGAAGCTGAACGAAACTTGTATTTGTTTAATTCTCTTCTGCGTAAACGGCGAGGACTCTGCGCATCATATTTCACAATCGGTCCTGAAAATAGTTTCGTCAACCTTCGGAAGAGACTTGAATCTGGATTTCTATTTCTCTTCTTATTATCGTTCGTAGTAGTCATAATTTTTAACCTTTATAAACCCAACTAAATTCTTCATGTTGTTTTTTTGCATCATTTCTCTTCTGCTGTAAGTCTGTATTACGATTATACCCTTCTTGACCCGGAACTTTAACATCTATTTTTGTATTTGCCAAAAACATTCCGCCAATTAAGGCTTTTTTATATTCATCATTTCTTCTATTCTGTATTATAGCCGTATCCCTAACCCAACACGCGATTGCTAAAGACATTATTAAATCGTCATTGCTACTTCTCATTGCCTCCGGTCGACCGCTATTCCATACGAATGTTCGCATTTC